TCTTCCGATCTTCTACCCATGAGCCTGTTCCAACAAGCGGAGTTCCGGCGGATCTTGAAATTGAAACGGCATACCTGTTCGTGTAGGAAAACTCGCTCGCCGCGTTGGTGATCAATCCGATGTGAGTTGCAGATGCGACTATCATTGAAACGCCAAGGCCAGGCCATGAAAGAACCGTTGTGTCACATGTCCACACTTCCGCGAGTGTAACAGCGTTGAACTTCGTTACCTTCAGGTTTCCTCCCGTGTTTGACCATGCCACAAATACGTAGTCACCGTCCGAGCAAATCGCCTGCACGTCATCGGGGGTGGACGGGTAATCGAACAGGATCGCAGATCCGATTGCCGACGTTGATCCGTACTCTCCGCACCCATCTACAGCGTGGATATTTCCGGTGCTCATCAACAGCAAAAGTCGGTGCTTCCCCGTCGACGCGGTATATCCTACGCACGAATCAATGATGGTTCCACCAGTTGAAACAACGTTTGGCGCCGAAGTAGGATCCATCCATTGCGCTATGTTTGTGTTCGCGCAAATGTCAGAATACACAGCCTGCGGTGGTACGGTCCCCTTCCCAATCCTTGCAACTGTATCAGGGGCGAGTGAATCTTCCGTGATATTTCCACCGGTAAAAATAGCATCATACATTTGATGCCATCCGGCAGACCTATCAGCAGCAGCGCTTGCTGCAACAGTCCCCCCTGTCATCTCGATCACATTGCAGATCTCCTCCTGAAATGCATTCGATGATTCTGCCGGATCAACAGTCCCGGGGGTGCCAGGTAAATTCTGATCGATAAATCTTTTTTTTCCACCCTCTAAAACATATCCTGAACTCTCAACTCTATGCATAGCGTCACCCCTTAAAGGTCGTCCTCGATACAATCGAGGGCAGCGGAAAAAATCTTGAACATTTGATCAATTGTCGCATCGCCGATCATCGCAATAACAGAAGGATCCCCGTCAACATCGGAAAGCTTCCTGTCCCCAAAGCTTCCAGGTAATCTAGAAAGCTTGTACATGTACGGTTCGAATGAGACTGTTTCGGACATTATTTCGTTTTTCTTTTTCAGGTACTCCGACACAATTTTCTTATCGATTTTTTTAATATCGACGATTCCATTTTTTCCTACAAACGGAACAGACGCCGACTTGAATTTGTTCGACTCTTCTGTTTTTTCAAGCACCTCAAGTATTGGCCGCAGTGTTTCGTCAAGACGCTTCACATTTTGGTTTGTGCAGTAATCCGAATATGGGTTTGCTTTTCCGTGCTTCCATATTGTTGACGCGATATATCGATATATCTCAAGCGATTTAAAGCTGTGTTCCATTTGAAAAACCTTCCGGTTGAATCACTTCAATCTCAAATATACAGTCGTTCCTCCGACTCCGTCACCGATAAAGTCATCAACGAAATATTTCTTTCCCCGAATGGTAACGCGGTCGCTCTTCATTATCTGGTGTCTTAGTATGTAATTTGGAATCTGAAATTGCGGACGAAGAGAATTGAACTCTCCGTCATTCCCTGCCTTCACAGACGCATGCGGGTCATCGAAAATGATACTGTACGTCTCTGTTTTATCTATTGATCCGTGATAGTACGAAGCCGATATTGCAAATTCCATAGTATTAAAAAACACGTTTTGCATATCGTGCCTATAGAGCAGATCGTGGAAGTCGCTCTCGGTATGCAATATCACTCTTGGTGTATAGATAGTTTGAGGAATATTAATAATTGACGCCGTTATGTGGTCTGCGATCGCTTCCATTCCTGCGATTGCTGATAATTCAAGACCAACGATAATCGACTGTATCCGACCAGTTGCTTGCGATAATTCCGCAGAAATACCAAGCCCAGCCGAAACGGTGCAATCAGTGGCCGGTGCCTCTCCGACTTCGCATTCAACCGACGCGCCAATCTCAATTCCTGCCGCTATCGATTGCGACATTCCAGCGATTGACTCGACAACTCCCGAGATTGAAAGCCCAGCGGATGCGCTGCAAAGACGGCCGACAACCGATGACACGGTGCCTGATAATTCAGAAGAACCGGAAAGCGCAGAATGATGTCTCCCAATGAGATCTGCGGCATCCGCATCAACTTCTGCGCCGCCTTCAATTTCCGACTGAACGCGACCAACGGTGGACCCTACTTGCGCACCAATCGAAAGACCGGCCGAGATTGTGCACCACACTCCACCATCCGCGTGAGCATCAACTTCTGCTGATACTTCGATACCGAAGGATATGTCACCGTGAACACGCCCAACCGCCGATTCTATGTCACTTGCTACCGATAGTGTACCAACTACAGCGCCTTGTTTTCTCCCTACAACATTGGCTGTATCAGCGGATATTTCAACGGATCCAGATATTGAACCTTGCTTGCGTCCTGTGATGGGCTCTACCGATCCAGATATGGAAGTTCCGCAGGAGATGCCTACCTGCTTGCGCCCGATTGTCGATTGAACCGAAGACGATACCGATGTTCCGCCGGAGATGGCACCGTGAACACGCCCAACCGCCGATTCTATGTCACTTGCTACCGACAGGCCACCAACTACCGCGCCTTGCTTTCTGCCTGCAACATTGGTCGCTTCTGCTGATGCCTCGACGGATCCTAATATTGCGCCTTGCTTGCGTCCGGTGATGGACTCTACCGATCCAGATACAGACAAGCCCGCCTCAACCGTGCATACAGCATTCGAATTTACAACACATTGTACCGATGCAGATACTGACGAGATTCCTGAAATAGCACCACACAAACGGCCCACAGACTGCGATGAGGACGCACCGGCAATCAAACCTGCCGATACTGTGCAAACCGAACCTGTGGCCGATTCTTCAAGCGTCGTACTATACCCGGTCTCGTTTCGATCCCCACGGTCGGTCAGTACATGTGCGTAAATCGTTCCGTCTTCAAGGTCGCCCTGGTTGAACGTCGCCGTGATTTCTGAATCGCCCCACGCGGTGACGGTTGCGGGTGAAAAAACGGTTGAACTCGCATACGTCGCGTTGTTGGTAAATTCCAAAACCGCGTCATACTGGTACGGTAGAAAATCCGCGCCGCCTACCGTTACCGTGTCGCCATCTGAAACAGGAGTTGTACAGCTCGAAATTGTTGGGGCACTTACAGCAGCACCGCCCCATGCGGTAGGGATGTTTTTGTAGTTTGCTAGACTTGTTGCGGAGTTCCCGGCACCAGAAAAACAGTTTGTTGTCGTAGGTGTACCGGTTCCAAAATTAAATTTCCATAGTGGTGGAGCAACTCCTTGCGATCCAGAGAATGAAGACCGACTAAACATCGATGTGAAATTTACTGATAGGTTTAAAAACCTGGTCCCTCTATCCTCTGGAGCGCAAAATATATTCTCCTGAATTTGAAGCTTTGTACATCCTTGAGCGAAATACTCAAAATTATTTGCAGCTAAACAGTTATTTAATGATGGTATATTTGTAAGGTTTGAACAATTTCCAAATGTATATCTAAATGTAGGAGTAGTAGTACAGTAGTCAAAAAGATCATTTGGGGTTGTAGTTAATCCTGTGCACCCATACCAAGCTGTAGATACGCTACCCATACCAGCAGATCTAACTAATATTGGTCCACTATCTAATGAGGTCAGGTTTATGCAACCATAGAACCCATTGTTTATCGTCCCAAATCCCTCGAAATCTTCTGGTGCACCCCAGTCTAGGACTGAGATTAACTTTAATTTATCTCCAGTATTATTGAAAAAAAACCCATAACACGAACCGGTTATCTCAATGTCATAATCACCGGCATTTACATAAGTATGTACCCCGTCCGCATCGTCGTATGATGTGATAGTAGATTGCTCGCCATCACCCCAGTAAACGATCGCGTTGTAGGTTCCGGTGTTGATCAGTGGTAGAGTAAAAGTACCACCAGCCGCAACGGTCACACGTATTTTAAAACCGGACATTCAGTCACCCTTTACGGCGTGTCGGTGTCAAGATCTGCAAACGTCGCGGCCGTTCCGCCGGGGAGAACTGACGTATTCCATTCGGTCACTCGGGCCTTGCAAAATGCCCTAATCCCCGCCATCAAATTACCGGACCCACGAAGACGAGCGTTCACGGTCGCCCATTGTGCCTCCGGGACATAGAAGACTTTTTCAACACTGAACGAATCAAGCGGGTTGTCCTCGTCTTCAATAACGGCCGGGCCTACCGTTGCCGAATACGCCGAGATATGAAGCTCGCACAGCATGAGCGGCGATCCGTTTTCGGGGAGACATTTGACCTTGAATTCGTCAAGGCAAACGATGACAGGGAGCAATGTTCGACGGTCTGATTTGCGTCTCAATTGTGTTGAAAATCTCATTCAATCCACCTATTAGGTCGCTTCTGAAATCGGGAAATGAGGTGCAGCCGTGAAAGTGATCGGCGTAGCCGTTGTCAGGTTCACCGGGCTCAGTCCCATGTCGGCCCCGGTCAACGTGATGATGACCTCATTGTCTCGATTCAAAAACTGGATCGAGTCACAATCACCGGCGGCTTCCGGGGTGACAGACAAGGCCGTCCATGCGGTTCCAGATGCCGGTGCAGCAAGCACGATGTCGCTACCTGTCGCCGCTGCACACGGCTCTGTTGCATGGAGGGCAACTTGCGCCAAAAGGGTTGACCCGTCGTACCAAACCATCCGTGGATTGGCGACGGTGGAACCTGCTTTTAAGCGGGTTTCGATTTGCTCCAACATGAGATTTTTTGTTGCTGTTTCAAATGTGATCGTCATTTTGCTTTCTCCTAGATTCTATTCAGCGCCCAAAGTGGTACGCCTTTTTTTGAAATAACCTCTGCCTCTTCAACCCAGCACACAATAAGCATCGCCATTGCCCCTTCCTGAGCCCATCCGTAGTCCACCTCCTTGAATCCGGCAGTCTCTGAACGGTTTAGGTTTGGCATCTGGTTTGAAAATAAAGTGCTTCCATACGCGTATGGGAATGCCCCTGCATCTGCGCTAAGCACATACCCAGGCCTTGCTAGTGTTGCAGATGCGTAACAATAGTTCGTTGGATTTCCGCTGTCGCTATCAACGTATATCTGTCCGCGGTCTCCACGTATAACAAAGCAATTTGCGTAAGCTATCTCTGTATAGCTCGTCTTTGTTGCTGAAACTCTGTAGTCAGTTCTCGTCTGAAGTACTGGATAGATATGTATACTTATACCAAGGGATAAATATTGGAGACTATCAAGGTAAACAAACTGGCAATGATTAGATATCGACCCAAGCGGACTCAATGCATGGTTCCCAAGGGCTGTGTTCAATCCTACTATTGTGCCATAGTTCGTATTTGTGTATGAATACCTTTCTCTGTATCCCCTTATTATAAGCAGATCTCCCGCCTGGGCTGGGAACGGTTCAGAATACACAGTGGCCGGTTCATCCTCCACCCCTGTCGCTGCCTGATAGTTCCCTATGTACTGGAGTGCCATTACTGACCCACCACAATCCCGGTTGCCGTTGGTGCCCCGGTTGTAGGCGTGTCCTCATACCGAATCGACACGTCGACGAAAGACCCCATCGGTATCGTGATTGCACCATCGTCTGGATTTCCGACTCCTTCAAGCCATCCGATGAAATTTGCGGATGTTCCAGCGTCAACAATATTCGCAATTGATCTATCTGCGCCGCTCGCAATGATTTTTAAACAGCAAACGCAACCCCCACGTGGGCGAGTAATCGTGATCGTAGAAGCGTTCGCCGTCTGCGTTATTACCCTTGTGTTTTTTCCTTGTGAAAAATCAACTGATACAAATGATGCGTTCCATGTGTCAGTTTCCGCATATTCTCCGAACGATATGCTTTCAGCTCCTACGATTGGAGTGCTGAGGAAATCTACATATTCGTCAGATGATGAAATTGACACGATCCCTCGTGAGTACATATCGATAAATGCAGACGATGTGCCACCTGATGCCGCACGTGCAATCACCCTAATGTACGCCTCGCTCCCAACCGCTGGATCCCCTGGATCTTCATCACCGAGGGCGTAAGCATACATCTGAGCTATTGCAGGTCTTGTGTCTGGATTAGTTGGGTACGTTGTCGCAGAGAAGAAGGCGGTATGCCCTGCCGCATTCATCCTTCCGATACTGATGTTTCCTTCAGTCCAAATTTTGTGACCAAGATCGTACGCCGTTGAACCTTCACCGGTCGCACCACTGAAAAACATCGACGGCGCCCCGGCGGTTGACTGGTTGATTACAGTAAACCACGGGTCAACGGCGCCTGCATACGACTGACCCAAGAACAAAACCGGGTAATCGTCGACTTCCTCGTTCGTCCGGTTCGCATTGTTGAAATAGATCTGTCCGCTTAGAATGTTTGCAATGCGGCCAAGGCCAGGGCCTCCGAAGTTGTAGGCGTCTTGAAGTGTTCCGCTCCCAGATGAGAACGTGAATATCGAACCTTCCTGTGAAACCCCGCTGCCTGCAAATGTAATGGCGCCAGCGGCAGGAGTGGCCTCGCCGGCGACTACTGAAAGAACTCCCGTGTTCGTGAAATTGTTTCCGGTTAGCTGCACGCCGTTTGACGCCGTGTAGGTTGTGTTCGTGTCGGATGAATTCAGAACCGTTCCAGTTATGGAAAGATTCCCACCAAGTGAAAGCCACTTGGAAGCAAGCGCAGAATGATCCCAGAAAAATATCCGGTCAGCACCTGGCGCGGATAGATCTTCAAGTCCGAGATGATCAAGCGAAACTTCAAAGTCAGTGATGTCTATACCGTCGCCTTCGGTGTAAACACCGATTGGTCCATCCGATAGGTACCCATTGAATTCTTCGATAGTAAGCTTGCCACCGGTTACGTTTCCATCAGAATCATGAACGAGTATTCCCGAATCGAGAATAGTTGTCGGCCCTGATAGGTTCAGCGTTTCAAGTTGCCCCGGTTTATTCAGCGCGAGAAACCGAGTGACGTTTCCATGCCAGTCTTTACCGCCCCACGCTCGCTGCCCGATTATGGAATTCGCGGATGACTCAACTGCTATTTGACCGTTCGAGATATTGTCGATCGCGTCTTCAATCCTCAATATTTTGTAGTATTCGGTCATGTCACTCCACCCACGAGATGATCACATGCGCCGGTTTGAGCTTTGTGATCGCACACTTTAATATATCATTGTCGCTTGACCCTGACACTATTGTAATTTCGATAATTGAATTGCCACCATATCCGCCCATTACCTCCAGTCCCATTATTGCAACGCCCATAATTCTAGGGGCAGTTTCAAATGGGATCTCCTGTACGGTTACCACGAATCCGAGTGATGCGGCATAATCAATGTACCATTGCAGCGTGAGAGTCTTCCCACTGTCAAACAATTTGGCGGATGCTATGCGCTGCCGCTCTGTGAGCGACAACGAGAATTCAACAAGGCAACTCTCCGGAAGGCCAAGGTTCCTTTCCCAGTCCTCCAGAACATCAACGGCAACCCCTGGATCTGTCGAGTTTATAACGCCCCATGCCGACGCTTCCACGAGTGCATACTCAGAAGCGAGGCACGAGAGGAGCCGCTTTAACAAGTTGCCGTCATCAATCGACGACTCAATCACGTCTTGGATTTCTTGCGCCGAAGTATAGTCGTCCTGCCACTCAATGCCCTCAATTACATCTTGTATGATTCTTGAAGAAATGATCCTGTCGAGCCTCCAAATAAACCCCCTCGGAAGCAACCCGGTGAACATCTCCGTGTAATCCTCTGATGTCCACCGTTGCGAGAGTTTGAATTTTTCGTGCTCGGTTGCCATTATAGATCACTGTATACCGCGTTACTGAAAACAGCAACGCTTGGACGTGTGGTTTCAATGTTGACTACCCCAATTGGCACACCGCCAAGATCGATCCCCGTGATCTCGTAATCATCAGGCCCTGCCGCTCCGATTGCAGATCTGATGTGGGACAATTTTATGACACCGGTTCTCATGTCGGCTTCGGAAATTAGAAGCTCGCTTAGGTTTGAATCTATCGCGTCTCTCATTTCCTGCGTGTTCGGTTGCATCGAAATATTGAAAACGGTTGCAACTGGAAAAATGGAGAACACGGATACGGCCGCAGGTATCGGGCGCACTTCGTCAATGTACGCAACAACATCCGCTATAACCTGCTCTGATACCGCCCCTAGGGTTGATGTTGAAAGGCCCACTCCGACGGTTCCACCGCCAAGCCACTCCTCACCAGGTATGCACCACGCACGCCCGACCCCGGGCCTTGACAGTGCCCACCTGACATAGTCAGCAACGCTTCCGGAACTTGGTGGATTTTGCAGGCGCTGCATTATCCTTTCCACCCACTCCTCTTTTGTTTCGATGTCTGTCCCGTCTTGAAATCCGGAAACATTTACGACGGTGTTGTCAACGTCAGCGTCACCGGTTGACAGTGTGAAAGTTTCATCATCCGTATTGTACGCAATCCCGGCTTTAAGCGATACGGCCTCAACGCTGGTATCGGTTCCGATGACAAAATCATCCTGTGTTTCGTATTCGTATCCTTCGCTGTTTTGGAAAATCCTTCCAGCCAATACCGTGAACGCAGCGGTACCCGTGAACGACACGAACCCAGTTGAATATGCAGCGGCCTTCCTTGGCAGATCAAGCCTTGCGCCCCACCTTGGAAGGCCCACGTCGATGTCCGCTGTGTCTGGAAATATTTGGCGTGATACCCACTGAATGAATCCATAGTGAAGATACGAAGCACCAGCCTGAACTATCGCGAGAATCCCAAGCAGTGACACGCGCGGGATGGGTACCCCGGCGGTTACCCTGCTTTCCATGTCGGCCTTTATCCTGCCGTATATTTCCGAAAGTGTCGGCCTCGTGTAACTCATATCGATAACCCTCCGAAGGTTTGATTTTCCCAATTAACAAAGAAGGAAAAAAACACGTTGTCCGCGTTCCTCCTTGTTATCTTTACGGCAAAGTCAATTTGCCTTGCGCCAGTTCGTTTCCCCTTCGCTTCTACACCGTCGGCGATTTCGTCGATAATCATCCACGCGAGCGCATCTTTTATGTACTGAACGGATTCCGATATTGTAGAGGGCGTAATCTTAGAGCGGCCAAGAGTCCAAAGTCTTGATCCTATGTTGAATTTCGTAAGCTCAGATCCGAAGTACCCGCTTTTGAATTTGTACGTGCTCGGAAGGTCGTCGCCTGAATCGGCGCGCGCATCCGTGAAAAGAGAAATAACAATTGATGTTTCGAATGCTGTCTCCCTTGCGAGCGCAAAGCCGTCTACTTTTATATCAGCAGGCCCAAGTGTCTCTGCCGTCTTGGCCTCATAAAAAAACTTCATATCACCGACTAGTTCAAAGTCCATTAGTCAGCCTTCACATTCGTCGACGCAACCGAACCTATGGCCTCAAGGGCTGGCGTCAGTGCGGACATTATGTTTGATTTAAACAATGCACCACCGTCAGGGACTGTGGATGTAACTGCAGCTGATATTGCGTTTACAATCGCGTCAATGCTACTGTCAACCTTCTGCGCCATTGCAACAAAGTCGGAACCGTTTCCGAACTTCTGCAATCCTGGAAATGTTGTCTCGATATCACCGTTGTTTTTCAAAAGAACCTTCTGCTCATACTGAGAATAAAGCGCGACCTCTCCAGACTTCAGCCCTTTGATTCTCCACTGCCCGCAGTCGCATGCGAATATCACGCCCTGTTCGTGGTCTGCGCTTGGGTATGTTACAAGTGCCTCAGAGTCTACGGGAGGGTTTGCGCTTAATCCATACGGCTGAACCCTCTCCGCGTCTATGCTCTCGCCTGAGCACCCTGATACCTGAACGGTTTGCATCTCCGTGGTGTCATCAACGCTCGTGATTAGCGCACGCGATATGAGCGTTTTCAATTTAGAAAATCCACTCATGAAAGTTTCACGCTTTCAGATGGGTTCTGTCTGAATACATTCGGGTGACGCAATACAAGCTGTGTCAGTTTTCCAGATGTCCCATGCGTGAAATCTACAGCAGTGATCAACCTGTCTTGGTCTATGTCGAGATCCTCGTCTATCAACCTGACTGTCTCGTTTCTTTTCCATAGCCTAATGGGTCTTCCGTTGTCGTCTTTTTGATACCAACCCTTGACCTTCACGGTGTGCTCAATGGCTCTCCCCGCCCTAACCTGAGCCTCCCATGCTACGCGTGACGCAAGTGTCTTTCTGTCGTTGCGATTTTCCGCAATGAACAGCATCGGCCTGTATCTAGAAACTCCTTCGTCAAATGCGGATTGTTTTCCTTCCAGCATTTCGCGAGTCCATTTTTTTCCACGAGATGGATACTGCGCTATTCCGTGATATTCAGAAAAGCGTTCCTCGTATTTTTCATTTTCTCGGATGCTGATTATGTTCCTTCCTCCCTCAAGGTTTTCGTCCGCTGATGCGACTGTGTCCGAGTAAACAAGATGAAAGTCCCTATCCGCGTCAGCAAACGGTATAACGGCTTGGCTTCTGCACAGTCGCTCGATTGCATCAAACGCGGTCTCTCCTGATTCGAGTTTGAATTTCTCAATCACTGGATCCGATTTCAGCTTTGATGAATTCAGCTTGATGTTAAACGGCTTCAATATCTCAGAAATGATCCGAGTGAATTTCGCAGATCTCCAGGATTGACTTTTAACAATCGCCGAGCATTCCACGATATCAATGAGCGAGTGCGACGCATCGAATGATGCGCTCATTGTTCCCGCTGATTTATCCCTTGTGCGGTTTGTTACAAACCCTGGAATAACCTGCTCCGGTGTTGAGTTCTCGTCCTTTTGAATAAATAGAGTGACAGCGAGTCCTTCTTTTATCGCCCTATGAATCTGGTTTGTCCTGTCGTAATAGTCGACACTGAGAACGGGAACCAGGCTATCCATATCAAACGAAGCGCCGAAGTTTTCCCAGCCTGAAAAAGCATGCCCTGCGATTTCGATTATTGCTTTGCTATTGTCCATCGGCGCCCGTCTTGAATTGCAACGGAACCCCCACCGGGATAAACCCGGGGTGAATTATTCTGTTGCGATCAATGAAATCCTGTTCGAGATCAAGCGAGCCATGAACGTGATAGCACAAACTCAATACGTCAGTCGGTGCGTCAATTTTCTGTGTAATAATCCTCGGAAGATTGATTGACCTGCTGTTCAGATCGTTGAATACGGCGGCTCGCGCGTCAATCAGTGCACCAAATAAATCATCCGAGATCTCACCGCTTCCGAGTAGTGAATCTATGTCACCAAAGATGCTCTTCCCGGCCTCTTCCGCATCTTCAAGGGTGGAGAATACGGCCGACGCAATAAGGCCAATTTCAGAAGCGAGTGCGCAGAATCGTATCATCTGCTGTACCTGGTACGATGGGGACAGCGAATCATTGATAATCTCATAAGGCGTATCGACCGCAGGAGAATCAGAAAAGCTGATGATCTTTCTCTGCTCTCTCATCTGCTCAATGGAATTTTCCCATGTAGCGCCGAATGCCAATCCATCAACCGGATTTGTTCCGTAGTCTGACATATCAAAAAACGAATCGAACAGGAATTCAGCGTTCAGGCTCAACGCTATGAGCTTGCCGCGCATTGAATCAACCTTGCGCCTGTACTCTTCTTTTGCGGCCGCGACCTTCTTTGCCTTGTCAATCGCGTCGTACCCTTTCGCGATGGTTGTTCTTGCGTAAGATACGGCCTTCGACATTCGATCCTTAAAAGAGTACTTCTCGACGAAATCTTTTTTTGCGACCTCAACAATTGCAGCCTTCGATTCGAGAACTTTCTTTCTCGTATTCACCGAAACTTCGGAAAGCTCCCGCTCTTCTTCGAGTGAGAACGTTATCGAATACCGGCATATCCTTCCCTCGTCTCGCGTTTCCGATTCAGAGTATTCATCGACAGAAACGCGAAGAACTCCACGGTACGGATGAACAAGGGTGCCTACGCCCTTCGTGTTCAGTGCGCCTTCAAGCCTGTCCCTCTGCTCAAAATAATCATCCCCTATCAGGTAAACCGAAAGGGTGAAAACCTTCTCGTCTTGCCCGAGATCCTCATAGTCGGTGCGGTCAATATCAGGGTACTGAAACTTTGCCTTGCGCCTTCCGGTTTTGTATCCAGCGTCCTGAACGTAGAATTCAACGCCCCGGAACTTGGCCTGCATATACCCATCAACCCAACCGGCCATTATATCGCCTCCGGCATAATCGCACCACGAGGCTCGCGCACTTCTACTTTTCCGCCTTTTTCTTTTTTCACAATCGGTCGCATTCCGGAAGGCATGTTATCAAACGCAATCCGTATCAGCCCATCAACTGCGCGGCTTGTCTGTATCTTGTTCACGATGTCGGTGGTTATTGAGGTTGCAGCTGGATTAACCCCCATGGTTGACGTTCCTTTTCCGGCTGCGTCTTTGAATTTCTTCTGTTTGTCCGTTGCAGCATCAAGCTGAATCCCGACGGCCTCCATTTTATCGATGACGTCATCGAAGAAACCTGTAACGGAATTCCACACGCCCTTGATGGTTTCCCATACAGAAGAGAGGATATCGCCGACAAATTCAAAAGCCTTACCAAGTGCCCTTCCTACTGTTGTACCTTCCATGAATTTCGAAACCAAATCACGCACCCAGTTGTATCCGTATTCTATTCCATTTACGAGAATCTTAAGAGCGGCGGCAGCAAATCGCACAACCGGTGCGAAGAAACGGAACG